GGTGAGTATGTTATTGACCTTGACTACAGAGTGCCCTTGTTGAGTGTCCCTAGATTGATTGACGCAACTTTTGATGACATACCACTTGCGAGTGGATATCTTACAGAAACCTATTACAAAGATTGGGGCTTGTCAAGTGACAGACTAAATGTTGCGGTTGCGTGGGAGGCGACTAAGAAAGATACAAGAAGAAGTATCTCTCCTGACCTAATCAAGAATCTATGTGACAACCCCAAGATTAACTTTATCAACATACAGAAGGACTCTGAGCACGATATTGATGGTGTGATGCGTGTCGGTGACAGGATACAAGACTTTACCGACACCGTAGATTTACTATCTCAATGTGACCTCCTAGTGTCCACTGATACAGCTATGACGCATGTAGGGGGTGCTCTAGGGGTTCCTACACACCTTCTATTGCACTATTCTGCTGATTGGAGATGGTTCACCTGTGATATGGATTATAGCCCTTGGTACGAGTCAGTGTCTATTTTTAGACAAAAAACACCCCAAGATTGGACATCACCGATAAATAAAATTAAAAAAAGTTTCAACATTCTTTTAAATCAATGACTTAGGAGCTAAGATTTCCCTTGACAATATCCCTTATATGTCGTATTATATGTATAGTGATGATGAACAAGAGGTTCAGATGATTGGTGTTGAAGTTACAGGTGGTTTAAGGAAAGACCGTGAACTGGCAGATGAGATTGTCTGGTGGTTCATGGACATGATGATGCCTCGCCATCGTGTTCTGGATATCACTGTTAAGTTCACTAAAACCATTGAGGATGGTGCTCAGGGGTTCTGTTATCGTGGTGATGATGACCGTGACCATTACATTGAGATTGACCATCGTTTGAGCCGGATTGTTTCTAAAGAAGAGTTCATTGAGTGCGTCATACATGAAATGGTTCATGTCTGGCAGAACGCCACTGGTCGGATGAAAGATAAGTTTCGTGGTGGATACAAACAGTTGTGGAAATGCAAAGATGGTAAATATAGGAACTACCTCAACACCGAGTATGCGAAACAGCCTTGGGAAATTGAAGCTTACAAGATGCAAGGCCCCTTAACTGAAACCTTTATGAAGGAGTATGGATATGAGTAAGATGAAAAACTACATGATGGATATTGAAGAGTTCTGTGATGGATATGCCTTCGGTGGTGACGAGTGTGACTTTGATGAGGTCGCTGCTGCCGCTGATAAAACTTTTCGGTCAACCATTGCTGGTGACTATGCGATGGATTATCTCAAGAGGCAATATGGCGAATGATTAAGGAACTTATGGCAGCGGGATTGATGGTTGTTTCATCCCCGCTCAATTTAAAAGAAAAACCAACATACGACCATGAACAACATGTTCAATGTCTTGCAATGAACATGTATCACGAAGCGAGGGACCAAGGCACAGCAGGGAGACTTGCCGTATCTGCTGTTGTACTCAATCGGGTCAAGGACAGTCGTTTCCCCAACTCTGTCTGTGAGGTGGTTCTTCAAGGGCCGACCAAAGAGAGTTGGAAGAAGAACGGCATGTTTTATCCAATCAGAAACAAGTGTCAATTTAGTTGGTATTGTGATGGCGTGGGTGATGAGGTGAAAGATGAAAAAACTTATCAAAAGATACTTGACTTATCTTACTTAATCCTTCATAATGATATACAGTTTGTAGATATAACAGATGGTGCAACACACTATCACGCTGATTATGTCAAACCAAGTTGGGCTAAAACCAAAACGAGAACCACAGAGATTGGTGATCATATTTTTTATAGATGGGAAAAGAGGTGAACAAAAGACTTGAGAACATAATAACACAAGGTTTAATAGCTGGTGTTATAATCCTAACCCAAATTGTTTTAACTGCTGTTTTACTGAAGGCAATATTATGAATATTTTTTACATAGACCGTGACCCTGTAATCGCTGCACAAATGTCGTGCGACAAACACGTTGTCAAGATGATACTGGAGAGCGCACAAATGCTCTGCGCTGCTCATCGTGTTCTTGATGGTGACGAGTGTGCTGACAAGATGGGTCTATACAAAATGGTTCATAAGAATCATCCTAGCACAATATGGACACGGACATCAAAGAAAAACTATGACTGGCATTGGAAACACTTTGATGCTCTACTAAAAGAATATACGCATCGTTATGGTAAACATCATGCTACTGAGAGATTGCTCAACACCTTGTCTACGTCACCTCTCAATATCAATCGTGAGGGACCGTTCACTGACCCACCGCAATGTATGCCTGACTATTGTAAAGGCGAGGACACAGTGATGGCTTATCAAACATACTATATACTAGAGAAATCAGGGTTCGCAAGATGGACAAAACGACAAATGCCGGAGTGGTTTTATGGACAGAGAATCGTATTGGGATTACATGGCTCGAAGACTGAGAGAGGAACGGCCAATGTATAATGCTCTTCATCTAAAATTAGATGACCAAGAGAAACGAAAAGTGACAGCAGTTTTTGATGATGTTGATTTTTTGAAAAAAGAGGTTTCACAACTACAAGAAAATTTACAAAATTCATATATAAAAATAAAAGAGATGAGGGCTAAACTTGATTATTATGAAAAACGTGATGACCCTCAAATGGAGTTTGAATTTTAACGGAGCTATATCATGACATCCTTTAGTGCCTTCTCATACATTCCTGTTATGAGAAATGAATTTATTTTAAAAACATCAGTCAACAAAGAAACATGCGAAGAGTTGATTGAAATAACGAAAGACAAACTTGATGAAGAAATCAACGATAATCTAAGTAATGTCAGACGTACCATTTGGGAGCTGCATACTGATGAGGATGCTGGTCCTACTATCGGTAGAATTATGGACCATGTGAATTATTGCATCAGGACGAGATTGAATTTTCCACACCCTAATCAATCTGAGCCGTCTTTCTTTGAAAACAAAATGTTTTTCTACTCGTTTGCAACATTCAATGCGTGGGTAGCTCATTACAAAAACGAGAGTTTTGTTGAACCGCACTGTCATATAGAGTATCCTAATTTTTGGTCTTGTGCGTTGTATCTGTCCACAGGTGGTGACGAAACCAGTTTGTCTTTTTTATCTGATGAAGCGCCATCGTTCAATCAGAACAAGATAAATATTCCCTGCAAAGAAGGGGACATGTTAATTTTTCCTTCAAGTTTGGTTCATTACACTAATGATACTTTTGACAAAAGAATAGTCATGTCTGCAAATGCATATGCTGGATTTGGTCCTAATTTTATGAATCAAGGAAATCCACAAACTGAAGAAACTACGGAGGAGTCGTGATGCCAACATACACATTTATAAATTTAGAGAGTGGTATCGAATATGATGAGACTATGCCCATGGCAGAGTATGATAAGTATCTAGAAGATAATCCTAATGCACAACGAGTGTTTATACCTGTGGCTCTCACTAAAGATCATATGATGGGTGTCGGTCCAAAAACTGATTCTGGGTTTAACGATGTGTTAGGGAATATCGCAGATAATAACCCACTGTCACCGATGGCAAGCAAATATGGAACATCAAAAACTGCAAGTCAACGAAGAGCAAAAGATACGTTTACTAAGGTCACTAAAAAGTACAAGAATAAATTGAATAATTTAAATAAATAAAAAGGTGCGGGCGAGAACATCACACTTCAGCACCGATGCACAGCATCCATGTAAGCTGGGAAGTCAATCCGCCTATGCGCCAGAGGGGAGTGTGCCGGGCACTCCCCTCACCCTAATATAAAGTTGAGGTAAAAAATGGCTACAAAAAAGAACAAAGAAGTAAACATGAATGATTTGGTAACGATAAAACCAATCACGGACAACCAAAAAGTTGTTTTCTCCACATGGAAGAAAGGACTTAATCAATTTCTGTTTGGTGCTGCTGGAACAGGGAAGACTTTCATATCTCTTTATCTTGCGTTACAAGAAATCATGGATTTGAAAAAACCAGCAGATAAAGTAATTCTAGTTCGGTCACTCATACCCACAAGAGAGATTGGTTTTCTGCCTGGCGACGAGGAGGATAAAGCTGCACTGTATCAAGTTCCATATAGAAATATGGTTCAATTCATGTTTGAGATGCCTAATGAACAAGCGTTCAATGGTCTGTATGATAAACTAAAATCACAGGGCAGTTTGTATTTTCTATCAACTTCTTTTCTAAGGGGGTTGACATTTGATAACAGTATCATTATAGTAGATGAATGTCAGAACTTAAACTTTCATGAACTGGACACGATTATTACCAGAGTAGGGCAAGACTCTAAAATTGTTTTCTGTGGTGACTTTGGTCAGACAGATTTGGTGAGGAACAATGAAAAAAATGGACTACATGATTTCATGCGTATCCTAGAGGAAATGAAAGAGTTCAACTGCACAGAGTTTACAATAGGTGATATTGTTCGGTCTGGCTTCGTGCGAAGTTATCTAATCAACAAGACTAAAATGGGGATTGGTTTGGAGTAAACATTATGCAAATATCATATAATACAAAGCCTGCACTAACTTTGATGTCGTGCAATTTTGGACTTGAGGTTACGAAAGAAATTAACGATTACGTTGAGGAGTCTGTATTTTCTAAAAATATAGATGCGTCTAGTAGTTTAGTTGGTCAAATTAGAAATCATGAAAACTCTGCTCAGTTGATTTTTCCTCATGACGATGACGATGTGGGAGAAGAGTTTTCTGCTTACTTGTGTAGACTAGCTAACCAATACATGGACTATGTTGAGTCTGATACTATTGACGATGGTAGAACATTTAATCGTTCAATAACAGGTAATGAAAAAAAATACAATCCAGAGATTAAATCTATGTGGGTCAACCGTAGTTATGCTGGAGATTATAATCCAGAACATGACCATCCATCTGATGCTGACGTTGGGTTATCTTGCATTATGTATTTGACTGTCCCGATGGGCATCTCAAGTGGAGATGGTAGCGAAGGGTCTACATCACTGTCAGGCGCCACTGGTTTAGTAGATGGATACACTCGTTTTTGTTGGGGAACCAATAGTACCACCGACATGAAAAAACTAAAACCAAGCACAGAGCAGTATATTAAACCAGAGGTGGGTCAATTACTCATGTTCCCCTCTTGGTTAAATCACAGTGTTTTACCTTTTACTGGCGAGGGAGAACGCAGAAGTTTATCTGCAAATATCAACATGTTCCCCGCTGAGGAGAAATGAAATGGATGTTGAAAAACTTAGGGAGCAATTGAAAATTGATGAAGGATGTGTTTACAAAATTTATAATGACCACCTCGGTTATCCTACTTTTGGTATCGGCCACCTTGTTATTGAATCTGATTCCGAAAATGGTCAAGCCGTCGGAACACCTGTATCCGAAGATAGAGTTGCCAGTGCCTTCGACTCGGATATCAAAATTGTATTGTCAGACTGCGAAAAACTCTATCCAGACTTTGAGAGTTTGCCAGAAGAAGCTCAACAAATAATTGCGAACATGATGTTCAATCTTGGGTATCCAAGAATGTCTAAGTTTCGTGGTATGAAGGCAGGAGTCGATGAGAAGAACTGGAATCGTGCCGCAGATGAGATGGTTGACAGCCGATGGTATGCACAAGTAGGTGCAAGAGCAGAACGCTTAGTTTCAAGAATGAGAGAAGTTTAACAGGATGAACCAAATGTCATTTACTCATGTAGACGAGATTAATATTCCAGAGATAAAAGCAACTAACAACAACGGTATACGTTTATATGAAACACCAGATGGTAACAAGTATCCATCTATAACTACAGTATTATCAGTCCGTAACAAGAAGGGACTTTTTGAGTGGCGTAAACGTGTCGGTGAAGACGTTGCAAACCATATCGCAAGAACTGCTGCAGCAAGAGGTACAAAAGTTCACCATATGTGTGAGGACTATCTAAACAATGTGCATCTTGACTGGCCTGACAAATGGAAAGAACATGAGAAACATTTTCTTCCATATGCCCTGTTTAAAGTTTTGAGAGACAAAGCCCTGTGTCATATTGACCACATATATGCACAAGAAGCAGGGCTTTACAGTGATAAATATAAGGTAGCAGGCCGGGTTGATTGCATCGCTAACTACAAAGGTGAGTTGTCAATTATTGACTTCAAAACCTCCACCAAAGAACGCACAGATGCATGGAATGAAAACTACTACATTCAAGGGTCAGGCTACGCAGAAATGTTCGGTGAGAGAACCGGCATAATCGTAAATCAAGTAGTAATTCTTGTGGTCACAGAAGATGGCACCGTACAGGAATTTGTAAAACAAAAACATGATTACCTAGATTCTCTCACTCAAACCATACAGGAATGGAGAGATAAAAATGAAATATCTAATAGCAACCATGATGATCATGCTGTTGCTAGTGTTGCCGTATAGTGCGACAGCAGAGCATCAAGACGCACCACCAGACTTTAAAAGAACTTGGACAATTGGTGATATTATCGCAACAGCAGTCATTTGTAAAGATGAAGATTCAATCATAAAAGTAATAAATGCAGATATGATATCTGTGGAAGATGTTCTAGTTACAATTACTGATTTAGTGGACGAGGGAGATTGTATAAAATTAGAAAGACCATTCGTCTTTTTAGTGCAGTCACAATTTTTAGAATACTTTGACTTCCTAGATAGACCCAGTGTCGCACTTGGAGTTGAAAGTCCAGCGACAAAAGGTAAGTTTTTAGGATTTGTTCTTGCGCCTGGATCTTGGGGCGGCCCAAAAAATCTTAAAGAAATCTCAATTTAACACTTGACAAACTAATTTATATGTGGTATAAATATAATACAGTTCGATGATGCTGATTGAAAGGCAGACTGGACTTGGGGGCAGTACCCAACGCCTCCACCAAAAGGAGATTAGGTTGAAACAGATAGAAAAGGGGGGTCAAGATGAAGAACCCTTTAGTACGAGAGGTCAGCAAGTGGATGCTTAGGGCATACATTGTTTGGAGTATTTGTGCAGATATAGCTCTTTTATCTGGAGTAGTTTATCTAGTCTTTTTTTGATGGGGGCGAACTAGGATCGACAGGTGTTAATTAGAAAAGTTGAGAGCTGTGGATTGACCGCCTTATAGGTCACTAAAGTAAACGCAAATGATAATTTTGCACCTATGGCACTTGCTGCATAAGCATCAAATGTTAATGGAGTTTCGGTAGGTTTCTTAGCAACAGAATAACCTACCACTTTAAAGGATGAAATACTTTTATCCTATTTGTCATGATAAGGAGATATTTTTTTATGACTAAGACTACCCAGACCGCAAAGGTCGCAGCCGCACTTGTTAATGGTGCAGAACTAACCGCAAAACAAATTTCGTCACGCTATGGTGTGAAAAATGTTCGTGCTGTTATAAGTAAACTTCGTTCAGAAGGTTTTTCAATCTATTTGAACAAGCGTGTATCGTCTTTCGACGGTGAGACATATATGAAGTATATGATCGGTACACCTACTAAGGCAGTTGTGGCTGCTGGTTACAAGGCACTACGCACAGCGTAATGCTTTTCGGGTGATGCCGTAAAACATCCGTGGGGGTCTACGGTTAGCCCCCAAACTTTATAGGATGAAACATGTTATTAAAC